CACGCAACCTACCGCGATTGACCGAGGCCTGCTAAGCCGAGGGTCATGGCAAAGACGTCCTCGGCTTCCATCGGAGTGACGGTGACTGGGGATGGGGAGACATGCACGTATGTCCCTCCCGGCTCTCCGATGCAGAACGCGAGTGCTCCGGCAGGGGGGACGACGCGTGTGACGCTGGCTGCGGGGACGAACAGCATCGCGGTTCCTTCGGGGGCAATGGGCGTGATCATCGCGCCTCCGACGACCAGCACGAACGCGAAGACGGCGCCGGCTGCGACGGGGAACACGGGCGTGGCGATTCGGGCGAATGCTCCGACGCTGGTGGCGCTGGACCCTGCGGTGACGACCTTCGACATGACGAGCGCGGGCATCGAGGTGGTGGATCTGCACTGGCTTTGAGGGAGGGCGAATGCCGTACAAGAGTGCTGCGCAGCGAAGGGCGTTTCATGCCAAGGAAGCGGCGGGGGAGATGGACCCTGCTGTGGTCGCGGAGTTCGATCGGGCCTCGAAGGGGAAGAAGCTCCCCGAGCGGGTGACCAAGCGCACGACCATCCCCGCGAAGAAGGCGAAGCGATGAGGCGCCTGCTCGCTTTCCTGTTTGCGTGGCTTCTCCCTCCCAGCCTGGTCCGGCTCGAGAAGCACGCCTCCGAGCTCGGGACGCTGCTGCTTCAGCAGGTCGAGGGACCGACGGCGCTCTACTGGCAGGCCACGCTCCGGGCACGGCAGGACGGGGGGAGGCCCAAGTACGCGTGGACGGCGACGGGGGACACCATCCCGCACGCGATCGCGAACGTCATCGAGGAAGCGACGGAGCACACCATCGGTGCCAAGCCGCTCCTGCCCTTCGCGCCCAAGCTCGGCGGAAAGCAGTTCGACGAGTGAGGCGCTGGACCGTGCAGCTACCGAACCGCGACAGCGATCTCATCGTCGCTGCGGATCGTATGACCATCACCGACGGTGGCACGCTCATCTTCTGGGTAAGTCACGATGGGCTGTACGCGGACAGCATCCTCGTGGCGGTCGCGGACGGATGCTGGTCTCGTGTCGAGGTGCAGAAGTGATCCCGCTTCGTGCGGTGGGCGGCAATGTGCTCCTCCGTCGCGTCGCGGCGGACGTGCATCGCGCGTCGCTGCTCATCCTCGGCGGCAAGAGTCACAACGTGCTTCAGATTGGCGAGGTCGTGGGCCTCGGCGGGCGCTGGACGCAGAATCGCCCGTGGTTCCCCCCGGCCCCCATCCCGCACCGTACCACGCTCGACAACGGCTCATGGGATCCGGACTGGAAGGCGCCAGACCTTACCTTCCGCGCGCGCCCCAAGCCCGCTCGCTTCGACGCGGGACACATCGAGTGGCTCCAGGATCTCAAGGTCGGAGACCTCGTGGTCTACATTCAGGCTCGCGTCTATGACGTGTTTCAGCACGACGGGCAGGACATCCTCGTCTACCCCGGCGACTTCATCCAGGCCGTCGTCGAGGGCACGAGCCTCGATGATCCCAAGGCTCGTCGCTACGAAAAGGACGAGTTTGCCGACGACACCCCGCAGCGGAACGTCCATGGGCCAGCCTAAAGCGCTTCTCATCCATGCAGACGGGACCGTCGAGACGCTCTCTGCGAATGAGGCGTGCGGCGCGTACCTGATTCGCTACCCGAAGTGCAAGGAGTGCGGGCAGGAGACGGGTGGCCCTCGTGTGTATCAAGGGCACTTCGCCAAGAACGCGAACACCAGAGTCAACCAGAAGCTCCTCGACGGCGCGAAGGGTCCGCCGAACGACGGCACCCTCGTCTACATCGAGACGCTCAAGATATGAGCCTCCCCCTGCTTGTCCGTCCCCTCGCGCAGAGCGAGATGAGTCTTGTGCTCGCCGCGTGGAAGAAGAGCCTCTACGAGGAGCGCTTTCGCGAGCGGTGGGGACGGTTCCTCGATGGCGAGTGCTTCTGGCTGCTCGTGAACTACGTCATCGAGTGCGTCACCATCCCATCCTCCAAGCTTCTCGTGGGCTGCTACGAGACCGAGCCGCAGACGCCGCTCTGTTGGATCGCGATCCGACCGAACCGCCGCGTGCCCGTGAAGCATGACGTGCTGTACCTCGACACGCGCCACGAGATCCGCAAGGACGCGCCGCTCGCCGCTGCGTTGCACCTCGAATTCACCTCCATCATCGACCGTGCGCATGCGCTGATGCCTGAGCCGCGCCCGCACTTCAACCCCTTCAAGGAGCTCGCCCGATGACCACCCGTCGCCTCGTCCGCATCTGCCTCAAAGAGCCCCTCAACGATCCAAATGATCGCGGCGTGATGCCGATGTCGACCGTCATCGCCTCTCACCAGTGGCTCATCGAGGCGTCGTGGGACGGCGCCGTACTTGGCGATCCGCAAGTCTTCCGCAACACCAACGTCGGGCCGACCGGCGCGCCACTCGAAGACCAGGACGGACTGCCTTTGGCGCCGGCGTGGGTGTGGTGGAACGGCGTCCCGCGCGACATGGTGAAGAGCTACCGCTTCGAGGACGCCGATCGCATCAAGCCGATGACCACGAAGAATGCCGAACCTCAATCCAAACCTGTCGAAGCTCGCGCGCGCGGCGCCGCCTGAACCGCCGCGGACGCCCGCGGAAGTCAGGGACGCGATCTCGCGTGGCATCCTCCATGGCCACGACGAGGTAGCGTTCTGCGTCGACGCGCTGAAGTTCGAGCCGGATCCGTGGCAGCAGAAGCTCCTTCGTTCGCGCTCGAAGAAGATCATCGTCAACGTCGCGCGCCAGCAGGGCAAGAGCACCACGGCCGCCGCGAAGGCCGTTCACAAGGCCATCTTCAGCCCCAAGAGCCTGATTCTCATTGTCGCGCCCGCGGTCCCACAGGCTGGCGAGCTTCGTCGCAAGGTGGATGATCACCTCGACCAGCTCGGCATGGAGGTCAAGGCGGTCGCCGACAACAAGCGCGAGCTCGAGTTTGCGAACGGCTCGCGAATCATCATCGTCGCCGCCGATGAGGACACCGTCCGTTCGTACACGGCCGACATGGTCATCGAGGACGAATCGGCGATGGTGGCCGACGCCGTGCATCAAGCGATGAAGCCGATGCTTCTCGTTCGGAAGGGACAGCACATCCTGCTCGGCACGCCGAAGGGCATGCGCAAGCATCACTTCCCAGACATCTGGCACGACGAAGAGAGCGACTGGGAGAAGTACGAGGTCGACGCGTGGCAGAACCCGCGCGTGCCTCGGGAGATTCTGCAAGCCGAGAAGGATGAAGCCGAGCGCCTCGGCCGCCTCTGGTCCTTCCAGCAGGAATACGAGTGCAGCTTCGTCGCTGCCGCGCAGGGCCTCGTCTACCCCTTCGATCGCAAGAAGAACACGTGTCCCGCGCTGAAGCAGGATCCGCGGTGGTGGCAGTATGTGCTCGGCATCGACTACGGCTTCTCGGACTCCACCGCCTTCGTGGTGCTCGGCTGGCAGAAGGATGACCCGCACGTCTACGTCATCGAGAGCTTCGACAAGCGCGGTCTGCTCGCGCCCGAGGCCGCGGAGATCGCGCTCGCGCTCACCAAGAAGTACCCCTTCGCGCGCATGGTCGGCGACATGGGCGGCTTCGGCAAAGGCTACGTCGAGGAGGCACGCCGTCGCTTCAAGCTGCCGATCGTCGCGGCCGAGAAGAACAACAAGCGGGGCTACATCGAGCTGATGGCCTCCGACCTGAAGGCCGGGCTCCTGAAGGTCATGCCGGGCAACGATGGCCTCGTCGACGAATGGCAGAAGCTGCCGTGGGACGAGGAGCGCGAGATGCCGGCGGATGGGCACAAGGACCACCTTGCAGACGCTGCGCTCTACGCGTGGCGCGCGACGTGTCACTTTCTCGAGGAGGTGCGCAAAGCGAAGCCGGCGAAGGGCACCGTCGAGGCGTACCAGGCCGAGGCTGACGAGCTGTTCGAGCGCCGCGTGCGCGAGGTCACGAAGGGACGGGAGGGAGGCGAGTGGTGGGAACAAGAGCAAGAGCAACCCGAGCAGATGCACGAAGTGAGCTTTCTGAATTGATCGACCTGTGCCGCGAGAAGGGCGTCGTGCGCCTCATGCACGCGGGCACGGAGATCGTGCTCGGTCCACCTGTCCCGCCGAAGGCGAAGGACGCGAAGGAAGGCGCCGATCCGTCGCTCGCAGCGCGCCGGGAGTATTACGCGACCATGCTCGGCCGTCCCGTCGACGACAAGGAACTGGAGCTGCTGCCGTGAGCCTGAAGAAGGCGCTCCGCAACGCGCGACGCGCGTGCAACTACGAGATCGGCGATCCGCCGAGGGTGGCGGAGACACCGCCCGATCCGGCGAAGCCATGCCCTGCGATTCCAATAGATGGGAATTCGTGTCAATACGTTAGAGTTCCCGAAGTGGAGGAGTGATGGCGACCAAGCGGCGGACCACCATCGAGGCATCGAGCGCGGACACGCGGCGCTCACGCTCCACGCTCTCGCTCGCGGAGCAGTCGAACTATGGCTTTCGATGGGAGACGTCGACGGAGGAGGACGCCCACGCTGCGTTCACGCGATGGGTGGACCACGTGCGCGACCAGCCCGCGTACATCGATCGCTACAAGAAGAACCGTCTCCACGCCTCGCTCTACGCTAACCAGGCGATCCTCGGCTTCGGCGTCAATCAGTACACGCGCAGCATCGTGAACCAAGGGCGCATCGCGCTCAACGCGACGCAGAACGCAATCGACTCGCTGTCCTCGAAGATTTGCGAGAACCGTCCGCGCCCGATGTTCACCACCATCGACGGCGACTACGAGCTCATCGAGAAAGCCGAGAACGCCGATCAGTACATCGACGGCCTGTTCGGCGAGATGAGCTACTACACGACGATCTACCCGGGAAAGGTGATCGACGCCTGCGTCTACGGCCTCGGCGTGACCAAGGCGCACGAGGTGGATGGCGAAGCGCTCATCGAGCGCATCTTCCCGTTCCAGATGATCCTCGACGATCGCGAGTGCCTCCACGGCAACCCGGTCCACATCGGCGAAGGCAAGTATTACGACAAGCAGGAATGCTTCGACCTGTGGCGCCGCGATGGCAAGGGGCGCGCAGAGACGGAGTGGAACAACGACCTCGAGCGCGCCATCGACTCGACGGCCACGACCTCGGACGACACCGACTTCGATCGCGACGAGTCCAGCGAGCAGGTGAAGGTCTACGAGGGTTACGCCGTGCGCGGCAAGCGGGCGGGAAAGAAGATCGTCTGCATCCGAGGCAAGACGCTGCTCTTCGAGGACTTCACCGACAAGGAGAGTCCCTACAACTTCCTCCGCCTCGAGGTTCCTTTGATGGGCCTCTACGGCATCGGCATTTGCGAGCGCGTTGCGACCATCCAGAGCGAGATCAACCGCCTCGTGCGCGACATCCAGATGGCCATGCATCTCGTCGCCAAGCCGCATTGGATGGTGGAGTCGTCGAGCAACGTCAACACCGCGTCGCTCAACAACGACATCGCGACGATCATCAAGTACACGGGCGCGGTCCCACCGTCCGTCTACACGCCTCAATCGATGTCGAGCGAGGTGTTCGCGCACCTCCAGTATCTCGTGCGCACGCTCTACGAGATCACCGGCATCTCGCAGCTCTCCGCGCAGTCGCAGAAGCCCGCGGGCCTCGACTCCGCTGTCGCGCTCCGTACGTATCTCAACGTCGAGACGAAGCGGTTCGGCAATTTCCTTCGCAACGCCAATGACTCCGCCGCTGCCGACGCCTTCAAGCTCGCGCGCGTTGTGGGCGGCCTTCCAGGACCGAAGAAGAAGGTGCTCGCGGGTACGTTCACCGAAGGTCGAAAGCAGCCGATGGTGTCGTGGTCGAAGCTCGACTTCGATACGGTGCGCGTCCAGGTCTACCCGACCTCGAAGCTGCCTGACACGCCGGCGGGGCGTCGCGAGTACGCGCTCGAGCTGGCGCAGTACACGAAGGTCACGACGGACGACATCTACGAGATGCTCGAGTGGGGCGACACCGAGCGCTTCGCGCAGGACCGTCTCGCCGGCAAGAAGAACGTACGCCGCGACATCGCCCTCATGCGCAAGGGTAAGAAGGTCACGCGGGACGCCATCGGCGATCACCTCATGGCCTACTCGATGGTCTCCGACGCGTACGAGGCGGCGAAGCACGACAGCCTTCCCCCGGAGCGCCTTGCGTGCTTCCGCGAGTACATCAAGGCCTGCTACCGCTACATGACCGGCAAGACGTGGAAGGCCGCAGGGCCGAATCCGCTGCCTGGTGAGCAGGATCCGAGCGCGCCGCCGCCGGCGCCGATGGGCCCGCCAATGAATGGCCCGATGCCGATGCTTCCCCCGGGCGCTCCGCCCCCACCGCCGGCGCCGATGGGCAACGGCGGCATCCCCGCACCCCCACAGGCCGCATGAACGCTGTCGCTCCCACCGTTTCGCTCTCCACGATCCCGCAGACCGCGCCCGCTTCGGCGCCGGAAGCTGCGCCCGAGCCTGCCACGACTCCCGCTGCCCCCCCGGCAGGAGCCCAGGAGCCTTCGGGTGCGGCTTCGGCCGTCGAAACACCCGATCCACAGAGCGAGATCGCGAAGCGACTCGAGGGGATCTCGAAGCGCGAGGCGAAAGCGCGTCGCGCTGAGACCGAACGTCACGAGCGAGAGGCCAAGCTCGCCGCGCGAGAGAAGGAAATCGAAGAGAAGCTAGCGAAGCTCGAAGGCGCGCTCTCCGATCCGGTCAAATACCTGCTCGACGAGGGCAAAGATCCGGTGGAGGTCGCGAAGCGCTTCGCGAAACCGGAGACCGAAGAGGAGAAGCGCATTCGGAAGCTCGAGGAGCGCCTCAAGGCTGACGAGGACGCCCGCACGAAGGCCGCCGAGGATGCGCGGGCGCGCGAAGAGGCGACGCATCGACAGAAGGTCGTGCGCGAGTTCGTCTCGGAGATCACCGAAGAGAATTCACCGAACCTCGTCGCGCTCTACCAGGCTCACGAGGTCCCTTCGCTCGTCACCGAGCTCCTGAATCGCCGCCTCGATTCGGGCGAGACCATCCTCCAAGCCTTCAACCACACACATGGGCGGAATCCGACGAACGAGGAGATCCGCGAAAGTCTTGAAGCGGATGCCACAGTTCGTGCTACCAAGATTCTGGAGAAGCAGAATCGGCAGAACGCCGCTCCTGCCCCAGCGTCGCAAGCTCCTGTCCCCTCGCAACCGGGACCCAAAGGCATCTCGAACAAACACGCTTCGACGACTGCCTCCGCCACGCCGCGCAAGCCCTCGCGAGAGGAGCAACGCGCGAAGGCGATGAGGGAGTTGGCCGAGCGTCTCGAGGCCGAGGCGGCGACCCGCGAATAGCGCTCTGCGTTCGACATCGTTGCCCCGGCTCCCCTCAGGAGACCCATGGCGGCAGCGAACCCGATCACGCACGACGCGATCATCAAGCACATGTACCCGGACCCCAACGACGTGTTGGTGGCCATGTACGAAAACAACACCGCGTTCGCGATGCTCAAGAAGAGCTTCGACGGATACGGCAAGAGCTGGCACATGCCGGTGCGCATCGCGCACACCGCGGGCCGCTCGCACTCGTTCGCGAAGGCGAAGGCGAACAAGAACGCCTCGGCGGTCGTCGAGTACCAGATCAGCATCACCGACAACTACTCGCTGTACTCCGTCGACGGCCGCCTCCAGCGCCAGACGGCGAACAGCAAGGGCGCCTTCGTCGAGGCGTTCGAGTTCGAGCTCGACTCGGCCATGGACGCGATGAAGCGGAACATGGGCTACGAGCCGTACCTGAACGGCGGCGGCGCCATCGGTCAGATCAGCGCGGGCTCCAACGTCGCGACGGCGACCATCACGCTCGCGAACATCAACGACGTGGTGAAGTTCGAGAAGAACCAGCCGCTCCAGACCTCCATCGCAGACGGAACCTCCGGCGCCATCAAGGTCGGTCAGGTCACCATCAAGTCGATCGATCGCGACCTCGGCACCATCACGGTGGACCAGGCGTCGTGGAACGACGCGGCCGGCATCCCGACCGTCGCCGCCGGCGACTTCATCTTCACCGCCGGCGACTTCGGCCTGGGCATCAAGGGCTTCGAGGCCTGGATCCCGTCGTCGGCTCCGACCGGTGGCGACAACTTCTTCAGCCTCGATCGCAGTGTCGACCCCGTGCGCCTCGCCGGCTCGCGGCTCGACCTGCGGACGCTCGGCCCAGAGGAGCAGATCCAGAAGATGTGTCAGGTGTCGACCCGCAACGGCGGCAAGCTCTCGCACATCTTCGACAACGACCTCGACTTCCTCGCGCTCATCTTGGCGCTCGGATCGCGCCGCGTCGTCGTCAACACCGAGGTCGATGCGGTCATCGGCTTCGAGGGCGTCAAGGTCGCCACGGGCGTCGGCACCGTCGAGGTGTACTCCGACTACAACGCGACGCAGGGCGTGAGCTTCGGCGTCGACCTCGACAAGTGGGAGCTCAAGGGCCCCGGTCAGTTCCCGTTCATCGACGCGCGCGACGGCAACAAGATCCTCCGTGAGGACTCGGCCGACGCGTACGAGGGGCGAATCATCGCCTACTACCAGATGGTCTCGAAGAAGGTTGCGGGCTCGGTCCGCGGGAGGCTCACGTGACACTCGCAGCAGACACCCTGATCGTCAAAGAACTGCTCGCCGCGATGTTCGAGTCGAACCTCGGCGCGAACGGCAACGACCGCGCGAAGGCCGTCATCGACGGCTTCTTCCCAGGCGCCTTCTCGGGCGTCCTGAATACCCGCTCGCTGACCCTCAAGGCCGGCGTGAACATGACGGCGTCTCCGGACACCGACAACACCGACCTCGTCGTCGACATCGGCGCCGCGCTGCCTGCCGGTGCCATGCTCGCGAGCCTCGTCGGGCCCGCGGGCGCAGGTGCCTCGGCTGCGTGTGCCTGCATCATCCACCTCGTCACCCCGTTCTCTGGCGGAGGCCTTGCCACTCTCTCGCTGGCCGTGGGCGATGGGACGGATGCCACCTCCATTGTGTCGGCATTCGACCTGATGGGCACCGCAGGCTACTCGGCGGGCACCGTGGGCGACCTCGTCCTCGACGCCTCGCAGCTCGTGGCCACCGTCAACCCCGACGCGTCCTCGAAGACCAGCGACCCGACCGCGGGCGAGGTCAAGATCACCGTCTTCTACGTGGACGCGACCGACGCATGAGCCGCCGCAACTGGAACCCGCTCGCGCACTTCTCGTCCGCGGGCCTCGTCTTCGGAGTCTTCGGCTTCAAGACGACGAACATCGGAACAGATCCGGATCCTGCCGACTTCTTCGGATGCGGCGGGCTCACCGGACCCGACGGAGCCGGCGACGGCTCGGTGGCGAACGGCGGCCCGTCGTTCGTGGAGAGCATCACCAAGACCGGCAACGCCGGGGAGTTCCTGGTGACGCTAAAGGACGGCTACCGCGCCGTCTGGTACCTCGACGCTGTTTTGTGGGGCCCGACGGCGGGCCCTGCGGGCGGTGACAGCGCTCAACCATGCCTTCCTGCCCACCAGGGTGAGGGGCACGAAACACCGGTCACCTTCCTGGTGACGACGCTCGACAACACCGACGCGCCGGCCGAAACAGCAGGCCGCACGGTGAGCTGCCTCGTCGTCCTCAAGGACTCGGCGAGTGGCAGCTAAGCGCGGCGCGCTCATCGCTCTCCTCGGTCTCGGCGGCGGGAAGTCCTCCGATCCCGCCGAGGCCAAGGACGGCGCTCGCTACGCGAAGGGCACGGAGCCCGACGCGGACGAGATGGGCGGCGCTGCCGACGCAGACGGCGACGACTACGACGCCGATTTCGCCGCCTTCGCCGACGCTGCGGGCATCCCCGAAGCGCGGCGTGCGGGGGCGGAGGCGGCGCTCAAGCGATTCGTTTCGACGTGCAAGGGAATGACGACGGAGGAGTAACTCGATGGCTCGCGAGCGGACGGCAGAGGATTGTGTCGCCGACGTTCGCAAGCGCGCGAACCTCGAAAACTCCGACTTCGTCACCGACGAGGAGATCCTCGAGTACCTGAACCAGGAGTTCGCCGAGCTCCGTGGACGCCTTCGCATGAACGAGGGTCAGGTCCACGAGGTGCAGGTGGAGGACATCGTCGTTCGCTCAGGCACCGAGGCCTACGACCTGCCTCCGGACTTCTGGGAACTCCTCAGCATCCACGTCACCATCGGCGGGCGTCCACAGATGCTCGATTCCTTCATGGAGCAGGAGCGGGCGGACCTACTTGCGGGTCCATTCTTCTCGACGGTGGAGTCGCCGCGGTATCGGCTGATGGGCAAGCAGATCGAGTTCCTGCCGGCGACGCAGGACTTCACGGCGACGGTCCGGTACGCGCCGAACACGGGACGCCTTCGACTCGGCCAGACGCCACCAGACAAGGTGGACGGCTACAACGGGTACGAGGTCGCGGCGATCTACGGTGCCGTCGCCATCTGCAACGCGAAGGAGGAGACGGATCCCAGCTTCTACCTCGCGCAGAAGGACCGCATCCTGAAGCAGATCGACGCGCTCGCAGCGCGACGTGATGCCGGGCGACCGGAGCGTGTGACCGATGTGACGGGTGGCCTTGCGGGCGACTTTGGCCCGTTTGGATGGTGGTAAGCCATGGGCCTCCCGAAGCGTGTCGCCTACCGACGCGAGCAAACGGGCGACGTATCGCGCGATCGCGCGCAGCTCATGGCGCAGAAGGTTGCGGCTGCGCATGAGCAGACGAAGGGCGTCGTCGAAAGCTTCGAGGCCTCGATCGACGCCATCAACGCAGCCAACGCTGCGTCCATTGCTCCCTCGGGAGGCCTCTTCCTGCTCAACAAGACGGTCTCGAGCGCTGGCAGCTCCATCGCCCACACCCTCGGCCGCGTCCCTATTGGCTACGTCATCACGCGTGTGCGCTCGCTCACCGCGGCCGCGCCCTACACGGTCGGCGACAACGCTGCGCACACGACGACGGCGCTGAATCTCATCGCTCGCTGCTCCACGGGCGGAGCGCAGACGATCACCTTGGATCTCTACATCTTCTGATGACGCTCGACTTCCAGCTCCAGCAGGTCCCATTCACCTACGGCCTCGCCGAAGGAACGGATCCGCTCGCTGTGCCCTTCGGCATCCTCACGCGTCTCGAGAATTACGTGTGGAAGAAGCATGGCCGCATCGAGAAGCGCTTCGGCGTGACGGTGCTTGGAGCGGTGCCCGGAGCCCTCCGGCTCCTCGTGCGCGGGCACGAGCTGTGTTGTATCGATGGCACGTCACTGCTGTCGCGAAATGCGTCCGGAGCATGGACTGCGATCGCCGACGTGCCCGACGCGGGCGTGATGACGTCGCCACTACTCGATCCGATTGCCGGGATTCAGGCCAGCGATACGGCGTTGAGCGGCGAATACGTCGTCACCGCCTTTATTCCTGGAGACCCTACCAACACTGTCGCGAATGGCGTGTTTGTCGTCGTCGAGAGTTCGTCAACAGGCGCACTCCTTCTGCCCGTCACCATGCTTCAAGATGCCGCCGTCACCACGAGCTTTGGTGTGCGCGCGATCGTGATCGGGACCACAGCGATCATCGTTGCGTCCGGCAATGACGCCACCATCCGCGCGTGGACCATCGACCTCTCGACGATGGCCATCGGTCCAGAGACTGCGCTCCAAGCCGATCGCGACACCGGAGCCCAGCAGAACTGGGATGCCCGGCTCGTGGGAGGCTCATCGCTCTTCGTCCTGGCATATCGGACAACGAGCGGCGGGGGCGGCGTGAGCCTGACCACATACGACGCATCGCTAGCGCTTCAGCAGACGGCGCTTACCGCGCTGGGAACACTGCGCCACCTTGCCGTCGATGCCACCGCTGGCGAGTCGGTGTGCGTCGCCTACCAGCTCTTCGCCGGCCTCGTCATTGCCGCCTTCATTGCCGATCCCACCACGATGATCGCAACGGCGGGGCCGACGAGCCTCGACACATCCAACGTGACCGCGACGCGGGTTGGTGTCAGCCGCTTCGACGCGACCACCTATGCCATCGCGTACACCCGACAACCAGCGGCGGGCGCGACAACAATCGCGCAGACGCAGTCGCAGATGTTCACATCGGCGGCAGCCATCGTCGCCAACTCGCGACGCGCTACCGCGGGCATCACGCTCGTCTCGAATCCATTCGTAGTGAACGGGCGATGCTACGCCTTCGGCCTGAATGCTGCGGGTGCCGGAACCTCGACGGCGCTTCCAGCAAGTTTCACTGGAAACAGCACCAGTCTCCTCAAAGTCTGGCCAGGCGCCGACGACGGAACGTCCGCGACGACCGACCTCACCCATCCGCGTGTCGCCTGCGTAGATCCGTTCCTCGGCGCCTTCTGCACCAACCGCGCGTGCCTTCCAGTGCTTCTCGCATCGTCGTCGACGAAGGCTTGTGGGGCGATTCCGTTCATCGGGACGGTGCCCAATAGCCAGTTCACATGGAGGTGCGCCGTAAGGCTGGTGACGGTGACCGCGGGAGCCGATGCGCCATCCGATATGTGGCGAACGCTCGAGCATGGCACCGAGACGTTTATCGCGGGTGGCGTGCTGTCCGTCTACGACGGTGGCGACCTCTTCGACTACGGCTTCGATTACGCCCCCACCCTACTCGAGCAGAGCACCGCGGGAGCCGGCGGGTTCATCACTGTCGGCGACTATTTTCACGCGTCGCACCTGGAGTACCGAGGCGCCTCTGGGCTCCTGTATCGAGGGCCCACAGTCGTCGGCCCTCCGCTGTCGGTGGCTGGTCCGACGAGCATCGTTACGCTGCGGTTCGGCAACTTCAACGTCGGGAACAAGAAGCACGCGCAAAGCGAGCGGTTCGCGACGAGCATGCCCATTTTCCGAACGACAGCGAACGGAACCGTGCCGCAACGGCTGACCGAAGAGCCCACATACAACCTTTCGCCATGCACCTACAGCGCATCGAGCCTCGTGTTCGTCGACACGCGAGCCGACGCGGCGATCGATCCAAACAGCATCACGCTCGCATCGCGGCCCCCCATCTACACGACAGGTGGGGTTCTCGACGATTTCACCGCGCCGGCCAATCTTACAATGTTCGGTCACGTTGACCGGATCTTCGTCCTCTCGTGCGACCAGCGGCGGTGGTGGTTCTCGAAGACGTTCCAGGACGACCTCGGCGTCGCGCCCGGCTTCCATCCCGACAACACGATCGCGTTCGAGGAGGACCAGACCTGCGGCGGCAGCCTCGACGAGAAGGCCATTTTCTTCTCGGAGACGAAGATCAACTACACCCTCGGCCTCGGCCCAGCGCCGAACGGCCAGAACGGTGAGCCCGAGTTCACGACGCCCATCAAGCTCCAGACGGATGCGGGGTGCACGCAAGCGCGAAGCCTCGTCTCGACGCCCGATGGTCTCATGTACCGCTCGGCGCTCGGCATCCACCTTCTCACGCGCGGACTCGAAGTGCAGTGGATCGGTCGCTCGGTTCAGGACGACCTCGATGCCTTCCCTACGATCACGAGCGCAACGCTGGTGCCCTACGCGAGCGAGATCCGCTTCACATGCTCGGACGGCGAGCACGGGATTGTCCTCGTCTACAACTACGTCGAGAAACAGTGGTCGACGGCGAAGTACCTCCAAGATGCAGACGGCAACGGCGTCCTCATCGTCGACGCGTGCATGCATGCGGGCGTGTGGACCTTCGTGGCGAGTGACGGACGCGTCTTCAAGGAAGACACGACAACCTACCTCGATGATGGCGTCTACGTACCGGATGCCATCGAGACGGCGTGGATCTCCGGCGGAGGCCCCATCACCTATCAGAGCGTCCGGAATTTCTTCCTCGTCGGCACGAGCCACACCGACCATGCGCTGACCGTCGACGTAGGCTTCGACAGCGAGCAGGGCTACGTGCAGAGCCGGCTCTTCCCTGCTCGCTCCGGCGTCACCGAGGTTTCGGATCTCGAAGACCTCCAGATTTCGATCGGCACGCGCCGTAAGTGCGGCTCCATCCGGTTCCGCATCCGGAGCTCTATGCCGCTCGCCGCCGGCAGCGTGCTCGGCAACGGCCGAGGGCCGAGCTTCCAGACGATGGGCATCGAGGTCGGCATCAAGCAGGGCAGCCCGACCGCTGCAACGAAGAAGGGTTGACCATGGGCATCGCCGACACGCAGAACTTTTCGCAGCCCTACCAGGAAGGCGTCCCATCCGGCGGTCAGCAGCAGCCGACCGGTACGGGCGATAACGGGCAGACGTGGGACCCGATCCAAAAGCGATGGGTCCCGCGCTCCGACATGCCTGCCGGCTACGATCCGAGCGCAGGTGACACGCCCGTGAACGCTGCTGGCGGCGCGGCGGTCTCGAACCAGGGCACCGACTTCGGGCACCCGCCGCAGATCGGCCCCAACACAACAGTCGGCCGCGTCACGAGCGATCCGGTCAACGGTGCGCAGGTCGGCCAGGGTTGGGGTGGGTACATGGGTACCATCGTCAAGAACCCCGACGGCACGCTCCGCTACGACGCCACGCTCAGCGGCCAGGGTGCAGACGTCAACCGACTCCGCGCCCTCGCGAACACCGCGGCGAATGCGCAGGCGCCCACGATTCAGTACGGCAACGCGAACGCCGACAATGCGAACGGTGGAGCAGACCGCGCCCGCGAGGACGACGCGATCGCGCTCGCTCGTACGCAGGCCAACGGCGGCGTGACGCCCGCACAGGCCCTCGCGCAGAAGACGCTCGCACAGGGCGGGCAGACGCAGGTGGCCGGCGCGCTCTCCCGTCGTGGCGGCCCGCTCGCGCAGGCGGCGGCGATGCGGCAAGTCCAAGAGGGCTCGGCGGCCTACAACCAGAAGGGCCAGAACCAGATCGCCGCGCTGCGCGCTGACGAGATGGAGCAGGGGCGCAACACGCTTGCGGGTCTCGCCGCGCAGCAGCGCTCGGGTGATGTCGCGTCGCAGTACAACAACGCGAACCAGGTCATCAACCAGGGCAACATCACAGGCAAGCAACGCGACCTGAACCAGGCCGGCCAGCTCGGCTATGAGGGCATGTCCAGCGACGTGAACATCGCCGGCGCCGGTCAGGCGATGACGCAGCGTGAGCAGGCGCAGGGGCAGGCGTCGAAGCAATCCGCACTCGACCAGCGGCAGGCTGACGAGAGCCTCGCCATCGCAAACGACGAGGGCCAGTTCTTGAAGAAGGAAATGGAGACAGGCGGCAGCGGCGGCATGAGCGCGATGGGCGGCGGCGGCGGAGGCGGAGCCTCGGGCTACCCGAATCCGATGAGCGATCGGCGCGCAAAGAACATCGTCGACTACCTCGGGAGGAAGTGATGGGCGGCAGTGGAAAGAACTTCAACCGAGCGAACTGGGATCCGGAGCAGGCGAGCCCCGACAACCCTGGCAACCCTGCGCCCTACGTCCCGACGACGACGTACCAGCCCTTCGGGTCTGGCACGCTCAGCGGCACGGGCGGCACCAACGTCTACCATCCCGATCCCTACACGGGACAGCCGGACATCGCCGCATCCAACCCGGCCGACGTCGAGCGTGATCGCCAGAGGCAAATCGGCGACGACATGGCGCGCCGCCAAGCGGTGCAGCTGAACTTCGGCGCTGCGGACCAGGACCGACAGAACAACCTCGGCGCGCGCAATACGCAGATCGAGGCCGGCAACATGATGCGCACCGCCGCCGTCGGTGGGGCACCGTCGCGCGCAGCCATCGAGGCCAACACCGTGGGCGACCAGTCGCTAGAGGCGCAGCTCGGCGCAGGTGCTGGACAGCGCGGGCCGGCGACGGGACTCCAGAGTGCAGCGGCGACAGGAGCCGTGGGCCTCCAGCTTCAGGGCGCGAACACTGCCGGTCTCGGGCGCTCGGGGGAGACGAACCGCGCACTCCTCTCGTATGGCCAAAACACCGGCACGATGCGAAAGGGCGACTACACGCAGCAGCAGCTCGATCAGCGTCAGGCCGAGGCGCAGGCGCAGCAGCAGCTCGAGCAGAACGCGCGCAACCAGAACGGCCAGATGGGGATGGAGCGGCTTGGTCTCGGCACCGAGAAGGCCGCGATGGACCTCTCCAATCGCGAGGCCGACCTCAACAACGCGGCTGCGAACAACACGCAATCGAACCAGATTCAGAACACCGAGCGCACCCGCAAGATCGTCAAGGGCGCAGAGGACATGCTGCCGTCGGATGCTCGCGTGAAGCAGAAGGCGGCGCTACCCGGCCTCGCTGCGAAGGGGCGCGAGCTCATGGCGCAGACAAACGCCAACCGAGACTCACTACGGTACGGACCAAGCGTGCGTCGCGTGTCGGATGGCGATGCATCGAACGGCTACAACACCGAGCTGACCTCAGGTGCCGAGCGCTCGTATCAGGAGCATCGCAGGGCGCTCTATGGCGACGATTCTGGTGACGACTACGACTATCGCGGCGCCTTCGCGTATGGCGAAGGTCGCGATGCTGGCGGTCACATGACCGACCGGTTCAAGAAGCCGAATCACCCCACTTTCTCGAACGAATCGCAGTACGCCACCGATCCCGACAAGGCTGGTTCGTGGAAGGGCGAGCGCTTCACTCCTGGCAAATACCAGGGGGTCGACGAGGGGGACGTCAACCGCATCCGGTATGGGCATGAGCCCTATCGCGGCGACATGTTCAAGCGCGCCATCGACGAAGAGTCGAACCGCGAGAATCTGCACAAGGGCATCGAGGCGCGGCTCCAGCGCGATGCCGATCGACCTGCGGAACGGGCCGAGGACGAGCGGGCGCAACTCGCGAAAGAGCACGCAGAAGCTCCGCGCGGCTACGACCTCGGCTCTGGCTACTCCGACGATCCCAACAAGCACTATGGCGCTTCGCCTGGCAACACCTACGCGCCCGGCACCGAGGACTGGCTCCAGTACGGCAAGCCGCGAACGATGATGCAGCCGAAGGAGGGCACCAACCCGAACGACTACATCGACGGGCAGGCACCGATGGATCGCGTCGATGCGCCGATGGACCCCTACTCGAAGGCCGTCTCGCTCTCCGACGAGGACGCCAAGAAGCCGAGCCTCCTCGAACGCATCAAGAACGCGGGCTCCAGTTTGCGCGACTCGCTGACGGGGGCGCGTGCCGAGGAGAAGCCGATGCAGCGCGAACCGCGCACCGTCGAGTCCGCCACCCCGCCGCGCGCGCTCATCACCGATGTCAGCGCGAACCAGAAGACCGAGACGATGAGCAACGGCGCCGTCGTCCGTGGCCTGCCGATGGCCTCGCAGAAAGAGGCGAAGCCGTCGGCCAACCCTGGGCCCATGACCGGAACGCTCACGAAGCACAACCCCGAGGCAGAGCGTCCCGCAGCGTCGACCACGGTCGAGCGAACGAGCGACGAGGGCGCGAAGAGGGCGAGCTCACCACTCATCAACCGAACTAGCGAGACCTCGAAGCTACGCAACGAGTCGCTGCGTAAGTGGGGTGAGCACGCCGAGGAGAACTACAACCCACGCGGCCCCATGCCGCCGCCGGTGCGCGGTTCGGGCATGAGCGAGGACCAGGAGGACATGAACGACCCGACGCCCAGCGACGACGACAGCGTACAGGCTCGACGTCTCCAGCAGGACGCAAACCGCAAGCTCGTGGGCTCGACGTACACGTACAAGGACGGCATCGGCGAAGACCCGAACCAGATTCACCACGGGCAAATGGCGCAGACGATGGAGGAGAACCCCATCACGGCCACTGCGGTACGCAACGACCCCAACGGCGGATTCAAACGCGTCAGCGAGTTCGACAAGCTGAACGTGACGGCAGCTGGTGTCGCCGAGCTTCAGCACCAGCAGGATGAGATGGCGGCCGAGCTCGAGAAGCTCCGCGGCCGTCGACGGAGGACAGCATGAGCGGCGGCAATGAGGCAGCAGCGCGGGACATGGAGGCATGGCGTCGTGACGCCTCCAAGGCGCAATCCGAGGAGGCGCAGGCCCATTACGATGAGGCCGTCGCTGCGGCTCGACGTGCGAAGGCCGAGCGCGAAGGTCTCCCCGCCTCCATCGAGCAGACGCAGTCGAGCGCCGCTACGCCGCCGCCTGCGCCAGAGGCCCCGGTACCTCCGCAGCCAGGCCCAAGCCGGTTCACGCAGGACGTGAACGACCTCGCGCGATTGAACCCCATCGCTGCGGCCGCACAGGATGTGATGAAGCCGAAGCCGGCGGCACCTCCGGTCTCCTACGCCGATCCCAAGTTCCTGCCGAGCGCTCCGCCCGAGCCTTCGCCCGCTCCTACGCCTGCGCCCGAAGCGAGACCGCAAGGCGCTCCGCCCCCTCCGTCGCCGCCGGCGGGTGGATCGCCAGGCATCCTCATCCCGGGCGGCATGCAGCCGTTCAGCGAGAAGCGCGAGGTGAAGGAGGGCATCCCGGTCGCGCCGGAGATCCAGCAGGCCTACGGACAGGCCGAGGGGCTGAAGCAGCGCGCCGCCAACGTCGAGCATGAGGCCGTCGTCGGTCTCCAGCCGCAGATCGAGGCGATGGAGCGGCAGAAGCTTGCCGCTGTCGATCGCGCGCGCGTCGAGCACCAGGTTCTAGCCAACGAGCGGAACGAGGTCGTGCAGGACCGCATGCAGCAGATCGAGCAGCTCAACAAGGCCGCCCAGGGCAAGCCCGAAGACCTGTGGAACAGCGGCACTGTTTTCGCGCGCGTCATCGGCACGCTGCTGTCGGCGGTGGGCTTCGTCACAGCTGCGAAGGGTGGACGCGGCGCAGCGCTAGGCATGGGTGCGATGGCTGCGGGTAGCGTGCTCAACGGCCTCGTGAACGAGGACATCAACTCGAAGCGCGAGGCGCGCAAGGGTGCGGCCGATCAGGCGAAACGTCAGACGGATTTGCTTCACCTCCACGAGCAGAACTTCAAGGACCGCGACCAGGCGATCGATGCGACGAAGCTCGCCTACTACGACAACATCCTCCAGAACATGGA